TCCAATGACCCAAAATATCTTAGTGATGACACTCTTACCAATGTCTCGGTAAACTCTGTCTGTCAACTTGGTTACAGCCTTCTCCGCTGCACGTTCTGCAATCTTATCGAGTTCTTCCTCAGATAGATTTTTCACTCTGCGCCTTTCTTCCCGTGCAGGGCTATCATATGATTCATTACGTGCAGTGTAGCTTGAATTTAGTTGGCCATACTGACTATCCATCTTGCCCTCCATCATGCCAAGACTGCAAAGCTAAATGTACAGTCTACTAAGGCACCTGCCAGAGATGTAACTCGTACACGTACTACGCTTGCACTATTTGACCAGCCATACACCACACGAGGATCATTGAGAGCCGTGCAGATAATTGGCACGTTGACGCTAGCGGCCGGATTACTCAGGCCAATCTCGTATTCTCCAGTTGCAATCTTTGTGGTGTAGGAAATGCCGCCGGAGGGCGTGAAGGATGCAAGTGCCCCGCTGCTCAACACCATGCCAAATGCATTGATGTTGTTGTTACTGGTACCCCCGGCATAGTTAGTAATGCTGGGAGAATCTGTAGATGAAGAGAAGTGGCAACCGAGCCAATAGGCCTTGCTCACACCTCCGCCAGAATCCACAGTCAGAATGGTACGGCGGCCAGAACTAGGGCTATACGTGTTGTAGTGCTTGAAGCCACAACCGGCAATGAATACTTCCTGTTTCTGACTGCCAGAAGTCTCAATGCGAATGTTGTTCTCAGTGTATCCTGTGTTGGCAATGCGGTTGAATGTAGCGCCTGTGATGCTTGCTGCCACAGAGTAGCTAGATTGACTCAGCCAAATATCTGCTTGCCCTTTGTTATACTCGAAATAAGTACCGGAGACATTCAAGCCAACGCCGCCTTCCAGGCCAGCATTAGATACGAGAATGCCCCACTTGCCAGAAGTTGCAGCTGCACCTGTAAGTCCATTACCTTCTACAGACCCGCCAATGAAACTGATGTTTGCACCCGAGACAAACCAGGCACCATAGTTGCCGTTGTTGCCAATGACACAAGCATTAAATACTATTGCATTGGGGCCAGATTGGAAGCCATCTGCAACAGCTCCACGCTCCATGCGAACGCCGCCAAGCGCATTGAACAGAACTTCTGTTCCGTTGACGTACATAGATAGCACATCAATGCCGTTGATGCCTACGTTAGCACCACGGAATGAGCAGTCATTGATTGCAGCAAATGCAATATTGCTCAGACCTAAACAGTTGCCGCCGCCAGCTTTCTGAATGTGCAAGCCTTCAATCATCTGGTAGCTGTGCATCCCAGAACCTGAGGCCCCGCCAAGCATGTCGAAAACACTGTACTCACCGGCACCTGCGGTGATAACTGTACAGCTGGCACCTGCACCAATGATGCTTGCCTTAGGTGCAAATGATGCGCTATCAGCAGTATTGTCAATGGTGATGGCACTCGTCACTACGTAGTTGCCAGGAGGAAAGTATGCAGGGAATCCTGCCGTATTGGCCGCAGTGACGCAGGCTTGGATGGCAGCAGTGTCATTTGTAACACCGTCACCAACTGCTCCATAATCCTTGACACTGTAAAAGACTTTGCGATTCTTGATCGCGGTCTTTATCTTGCGGAACTCCTCGGCCGCAGTCTTTGCAGGCTGAGTGCCCAGCGGCTCCGTGATAGTTTCAACATCTGGAATATAACTCATGACACTGTTCCTAACAGGTTAGATTGAACAAGCGAGTCCTTGAAGGGCCTGACAAATGTATTGTCAAAATACTGTGCCTGCTCAAGAAACCCGGAACGAGCAAATACGATGGCCGCTGCCCACGCAGCAACATCATCTTCGTACTGCCTAGCAATCCAACTGTTCAGTCCAGCATCAGATGTATCTGGGTCTTTGAAGAAGACTACATTAAGTCTGCCAGTTGGAGTCTCTGGAAAACACCGGAGCGTATCCGCTACCACAGTGTAAATGTATCTACGACGGCATCCGTTTTCATCGTAAAGATCGTCAATCTCACGATATTCCAGCTCCTCTGTCAAGTGGTCTTGAGGAAGTGCAAATGTACCAGTGCGGTCAGATTCCAGGCTAGAGTAGACTTTGGCGACAGTGCGGCACTTGGGCAACTCTGCGGCCATTGAGAAATCATAGAATGTAGTGGACGGATCCACCGTGTAAGACAGGACTTTTATNTCCTTATCTCTGGGAAAGAAATCAAGATGATGCGCACGCAGGACTGCAGTACGAATAGCACTCTTTGTCAACGCTACCAGTTCTGGGCGCCGTGTGTGATCCATCACCTTGGTATAAATGTCGTCAAAGAGTGCCATAGTTTGCTCCGAAAAGCCAAATGAAATTAAGCGTCAGCCTTGCCGCTGTTTGCGCTGGTATCTTGAATTGCAGATTTCACGGCCTCTGCATCTTTGGCAATTGCTTCTGCCAGGGCGCCCGGCTTGCGGCTGTAGATCATGGAAGTGCCACGATCCGCAACTTTGCTCAGTTCCGAGATAATGCTGGGCTCGTCAGTGGTGAATTGACCGCCGAGGAACACAAGTTCCAAACCATCGGGCATGATGAATCGTGCACCGTGGATTTGATGATAGAAAGTCTTTGCATCTTTGGATTGCAGCGACGACAGTGCAGTTGCCACTTTTTCACCAGTACGCAGAACGCCAGGTGTTTGAGTGGTAGAGACTGCATTGGAGGTGTTGACCATGCCAGTTGCCATTTGGATTACCTTTGGAGGTTAGGGTTGGAGTTGGAGATAAAACTTAAGAACAAAAAAGGGGAGGAGATTTCTCTCCCCCCTTCAAGACCTAGCGATATAGGTCGCCTCATGAACCAGAGAACAACAGGTATCAGCCTGCGGCAGCTGCGGTAAAGTTGTACAGCACGCCGAAAGCAGCAGGGTTTTTGATGGTGCAAGTCAGTTCAGTGGTCAGAGTACCACCTTCTGCATCAATGCCGTTGTCCACCAGAGCACCGCTGGCGTTGTAGGCAGCGTCGCTGGTTTTGCGCAGATATGCCAGAGAGAAGGCATTCAGATCACAAATCACAGCCATCTTCGCCCAGGCACTTGCGGAACCGTAGGCGTTGAACAGCGGGTGCTCGATGATCTCGAAGGTACCACGCGGAGTGCGAATGGTATCAATCTGCAGACCCCATGCAGTTTCCATGGTGGTGATCTGGTACGAGCTGTTCAGACGTGCAATGTTGTGCAGAACACGACGAGCAGTACCGCCCACGAACATGGTGCGGATGTTGCCACCTTTGGGATCAGTGACAGTTTGCAGCACCGGATCCAGAGCAGCTTCCAGCTGAGTCCAGTTGGTGGTGGAGCCCAGAGTGGTGATGTTGCCAGCAGCAGCAGCCAGCACGCGGGGGATGATACCTTCCATGGTGTGGAAAGGCTGGCCATTGCGAGTGCCCATGAACTTCTGACCGAAGAACAGAGCTTTCTCAATTGCCATTGCGTGCAGAGCAGCACAGTCTTGCTTGCTTTCGCTGACGTAGCCAGAGCCTGCAATCTGCGGGATGGCAGCAGCAGTCTTGGTCACAGCCCACGAGTTGCGGAAGATCTGCGTGTTGTTGACGTAGCGCTCAGCGATGATGGCAACTGCGGTCGGACGGACAGAGCCCTGTTCAAAGGCATTGCCAATCGAGTACAGCACCACGTCGTCAGCGATGGCAGCGGCAGCAACAGTACCAACACCGCGTTGCACTTCAATCACAGTGGCAGAGGTGCGGGCAGTAACCAGCACAACTTCCTGAGTGGTCGAAACCATCAGCAGATCCCCGACAACCACATCACCAACTGCGTCAACAGTAAAGGTGGTAGCAGTGCCGTTGGCGATAGCGCCGTTAAGCTGCACAGACGGGAAGATCATGGACTTCGAGAAGTAACCATGTTCAATGTTGCTGGCAGTTTCATCCTTCAGCAGGCTGGTAAGGCCGAACAAAGGAGCAGTACCGTTTGGCATCAAACGGGTGATAGCCTGTGCAAACGAGATTGCATTCAGGTTAGCGGGGGCATTTGCCGAGGAGAGAAGGCCGATAGCCATGATTGTTTCCTTAAAAGTTAGAAAGAATGACGTTAGTCAGAAGACAGGAGGTAAGAAAAGTCTGATTGCTTGGGAGCCGACGCTGCGGCTGCTGCTTGCTGTTTGGGGGCAACGAGCACTTCTGCCATCTGAGTAAAGTATTGCTCAGCTTGTTGCTGCACTTGTTCTGGAGTCAGGTTTGGATTGGACATGGCAATCTGGGATTTGACTGCGCCCAACATAGGAGCTACGGCGGGGTGCGCCAATGCTTCGTTAGTAGGATTCTGCGACTTNATCTGGAATTGTTTGATGCGACCATCCAGTGAACCGTTTAGGCGTTCTGCGGCTGTACGCGCACCAGCTTCTGCCAGGCCGTGTGACATCTGAGTAGATGCCAGGAATGCATTCTGGGCAGTAGAATTGATGACGTCCAAGAATGCTTGCTGATCGCCAGACAGCGCTGCCTGCACTTTTGCAGGATCAATGTTGGCAGCAAAGTTGGTCTTGGCAACGTGTGCTTGCAAGGCCGCAGGATCAATGGGAGTCAGCAAAGGATCTTGCAACGTGGGAGCACGCTGAGCATTGGGGTCTGCAGGCTTCGGCTGAAACATAGAAGCCCACGCATCCATCGGGTTTGCAGGGCCACCAGCAATAGGGGCAGGTGCAGCACCATTCATGTTTGCAGGATTTGCGCCAGGATTTGCAGGCTCCATTTGCTTGGTTGCCGGGCCAGCACCGCCACCAGCAGCAGCAGCAGGAG